TCAGGGTTTTCAAAAGTCGCTTGACCCCATCTGTAAGCGTAAAAGTCAGTATTACCCCAAGTTTCTTGGTTAGGTCCTGAAATTTGTTTAAACGCTCCCCATCCTGTTGCTGTTGGGTATGTTACTGATGGTGCCGCTCCGTATTTGAATCCTGTTTGACCAAGTGCGTAAGTATCAGTATTTGTTCTTGATTCTCTATAGATGTCCCATCCGTCAAAACCTCCATAAGCACAAATTGTAAATTTACGTGTGTTTAATTTGTAGTATGGACTTGATGTACTATCAGGTTCAGAATTAAATGATGCAATACCACAATCAAATGCCTGTCCTGATGTTGTGTATCCAGATGCAATTGTAATCACCGTCGCCCCACTATCCATGTGGAAACCTCTTGTTAAATAACCCCAAGCAAGTCCTGTAGTATCAGTTGCGATATTTGCCGGTAATTGTTTTCCTTTATAATCAAAGAAATCATAATCAATTCCTGAAATATTAGAAATACCTAAATAAGCCTTTCTTGGATTTTCACCACTTGATATTACTGGATTATCACCTCCGTTTGATGAACCAAATGGTGGGTTATATAATGTTTCACCAGCTGTGTAATATTTTGTTTTGTAAACTAAGAATGGTGATCTCGCGTTTGAATATTCTCTATTAATGTAACCTTCAAATCCACAAGGAAGAGCATCTATCGGTGCTTCATCGCTCATTTCTAACATTATGTATTTTGACTTAACTTGGTATTCACCATTCGATGTTCCAATTTTATTCGCTACATAATTGTTAAGGTTAGGGTCTAATGAACAATTTGTAAAACTTTCAATAACTTTAACATTTTGATCTGTATCGTAGAAATCTCTTACAAATACGTCAAAAGTTCCATTTGTGAATGAAATATTTCCAATTGACATCTTAACCAATCTATTTGCTGCGTTACCATCAGAAATTAAGATAAATTTAAATAGTTTGTAAACCATTGTACCTCTTAACTCAGAAACCAAGAATGGTGTTTCAGGTGTCTGATATTGTTCTAAATAGAATCCGATTGAATCACTATCCAAAGATCTAGCATCTGGAAGTTCTACTAAATTACAAGACAAACCTCTAATTTGACCTAATCTGTAACCTGTAGTTAATAATGATGTGTAAGACTCCTCAACAAATAATGGAACTTCATTTCTATTTTTGCCAAAGTTTGAACCTCCAAATACGTTTCTTATGAAATTTTTATCTGTCGATAGCATTGATGTTTGGAAAGAGAACGTTGTGTTATCTTTTGTGATACCTGAAATACCAAATGGTAAATAAGGATTTTTTGTAACTGCTGAATATGTTCCTGAACAATCCATGATAACATCAGTTGTGCCTGTAACTTCGTAAAGTGGTCCTGATTGTGTTGATGTATATAATGAAATACCTCTTGAACGAAGTGTTGCAACTACTAAATCATCGTATGTTGTAAATGGTGTTGCGGAATAGTTAGTTCCGTATAACGCAACAGAACCTGAAAATACGCCTCCACCTAATTTAGAAATTGTATTCATCGCAGCTCCGAATCCTTGTCCGAAATAAGATGCTGGTGGTCCTGCATTATAGTTAAATAATGCGTAATACCAAGCGTCGTTTGTTGTTGCGGATAAAGTTGCTGATGAAAGATTAACGTTATCAACTCCTAAGTTTTCAGTATAAGTATTAATTGTAGATGAACCATTTAATGATGTTCCTGTAACTAAATTAAATGTTCCCGCACTTACAATACCCCAGAACGTTGCTGATTTTCCTGATGTCGTAGCACTTGTTGAATATAAATTAATTTGATTTGAAACGTAAGTTCTCAAATCACTATCAATTGTAGATGTTCCTCCGTTATATGTTGTGTATGTGTTGTAAAAATTACCACCAACGTTAAACGCTGCTGGAACCGTCATATTATATGTAACATTTGTACTTGTACCTGTTGTACCAGTAAAAGTCAACACGGTCTTAACCGCGGCTGTTTGACCTGTCGCGGATATAGTTGATTGGTCAGGATTTGCGATAGTCACAATAGACCAAGACGGACCTGCGTCATAACCTGAAAGACCCAATACTCTTGTTACGAATAATTGGTTTGATTGTTGTAAATATGCCTTTGCAATATATGCTAATTCATATTTAGGTATTTGTGTGTTAACAAATTTTTCAGGACTAGTTCCTCCAAAATATACTTGGAACTCATCGAAATTTGTTATAAAAATAGGTTCGAAAGCCGGACCTTGTAATGTTTCTCCTACTACCCCTAAAGTTGTAACACCGACGCTTTGAGCCACGAATGTTAGATCTCTTTCTGAGGTATAAACACCTGGTGAAACGAAAACCTTGTTAGATGATGCCATTTGCTTAAATTTTTTTTAGTTTTTATTTTATATATAAATACATTAAAAAAACACAAAAAACATTGCGTAAATGGAATATTTATTAAGTAGTATGAAAAAATTCTTACTTTTTTCTACCTTTTAAAATATTTAGTATTATGAAAAAAATAAAAAATATAAAGATTTCAGAAGAGTCACATAAAATGTTAAAAGATTACTGCATCGATAATGGATTAAAAATCCATAAGTTTTTAGAGTCGTTAATCAAAAAAAATTGTGAAAAGAAAAAAGATATATACGGGGAATAATTAAACCAAAATAGAATTGGTTATAATCGTTGCAACTTGCGTATTATCTATTTTCGTAATTGTAACTCTTAAAGTGTCCCCATCCGTTATTTGTATAACCGAAATATCATCACCAACATAATTGTTATTAATATATACTGAATACGAATCAACATTTGGTGTTTCTAAAACATTAAGATCTGCGGTGTATCTAAAAACTTCACTTAATTCTGTAATCCCACTAACATAAGTTAAATTTAAATCAAAAGAATTTGTTCTTGGTGGTTCTATTTTAACCCTTCTTCCTTTAACTTTCGTGTCAACCTCAAACATAGATACTTGTCTTGAAATTGCGGGGGACACCTGAAATTCTTCCTCATCGATTAGAAGTCCTTTCATTGTAAATTTATAATTTGCAATATAATATTTTCTTTTTTGTAATTCTTTTCCCGATTCGTCACTTACCTCATCCAAAATTATCGGAATATAATGTCCTTTTATTTGTGAATACGCTTGTTTTGATGTAAATTTTTGCATTACAAGAAGATTGAATTCATTAAGTTCTCTCATTCTGTTACAAAATAATTTCACATTAAAAGTTATATCGACAGGAATTGGTTGTGGTATTTTATATACATCAGCACCCTTTCTTTGTCCGTCCCATGTTGGAACCGTGTAATAAAAAAATTGTCTTCTATTTGGTATGTTTGCTGCTCCTCCTTGAAATGTTCCGTATTTTACTTCAGGCATTCTGACCGTCGCAATAAAAGGTAAAGAAATATTTCTATCTAAATCCTGAAAGTCCCATGTTTCGGTAAATTGTGACCAGTTTTGTGTTGTTATAATTTTATCGACCGTCGGAACTATTTTACCATCCACATCAAGTAGTAGATCATTTTTAACAAAATCTAACATTCCCTTATCTAAATCTGCGTGTAATACACCTTTAGGAAGATATGTTCCTTGGTTGGTGATATCATCAAGCATTTCTTGTCTTCTTTCCCTTCCGACTTTTTCGGGAATTAATGGTAAATGGTTTTTTATTTTTTTAGGTAACGCCATAAATTATATACCTCTAAATTCGTTATCATTAACAGGAGCCGCAATAACACTTCTATAAAATGGTTTGTATCCTCCGTATGTGTGTTTATTATCAGAATATACACGACCATCATCAACAACAGAATAATATCTTACTCTTGTTTCGGTTTCATAGTATCCGATGTAATCACCATAGTTAATATCAATTTCCAAAGCATCTAATTCTGATTGATATACGCCGACAAGTAAATTACCCGGTTCTGATTGTGATAATTTTGAATTACCATAATCAATGTTTGTTGGAGATTCAATTTTTACATATCCTTTAAATTCTACAGGTGCTAAAAATTGTATTCCGTCCGTTAAAGCTTCACCATAAACATCGTCGTTATTGGTTCTTTGTCTATCGATTTTATATAAAACTAGTGTGAAGTTCATGTCCCCATCTAACCACTCTTTACCCATAGAAATATCCAAATCAAAATCCGCTTCTGAAAAAAACTTATTCAATCTGGTTATTGGAACTTTATTTTCTGCCATATCTATAAATACTTTAATTGATTATTTAATGTTTATTTATTATTTTTTATTATAAATGGATAATAGTTTTTTAATGACACCCGAATCAAGAGCCTTACAAATTTTGGACAATTATGTGGGGTCGAATAATTATATTCTAAATTTAAAACACAAAAAACAAACAAGTAAAACCTTTACTCCGACAAGATCGCAATCCGATTATGTTATTAATTACAACAACGTAACCCCTAAAGTTGCTAAAAAATGGGTTAAACTTGATCCTTATTTTGGTAAAAAAATGATGGAGGATAAGATGTATACAAAAGAACCTAAAGAGTTATACGTTGAAAAACTTTTGGTAGAAAAGGATAAATCTTATCATATATGGGGTAAAATTTTTAGTGGTGAAACAATACACGATTTTTGGTTACCTAAAACTGCAATCATTAAAGATAATGAAATAAAAAACGTTGTCATTGATTATAATCAATATGAACACCGATTACCAATGAACCATCAAAAACCCGCAATTGAAAAATTGGTGGGTAATAAAAAGTTTATTTTGGCGGATGACATGGGTCTTGGTAAAACCACATCCACAATTATTGCTGCTTTAGAAACAAAGGTTAAAAAAATATTAATCATATGTCCCGCATCTTTAAAAATAAATTGGCAAAGGGAAATAGAAAATTATTCCGATCGTTCAGTTTATATTGTTGATGGTAAAAAATTTTCAGATGAACACGATTTCACTATCATTAATTATGATATTTTAAAAAACTTTCATGATCCGAAAAAGAAAGAAGAATCCATAATATTAAAATCTAAATTCGATTTAATAATAATGGATGAAGCTCATATGATATCAAACCCCCAAGCACAAAGAACAAAAATTGTAAATGACATTTCCGATAATTGTAATAGGGTTTGGTTATTAACGGGAACACCAATGACATCACGACCGATGAATTATTTTAATTTATTAAAGTTGGTTGATAGTCCTGTTGCGGCAAATTGGATGGCTTATGCTAAAAGATATTGTAATGGATTCCAATTTAATGTTGGAAAAAGAAAGGTGTGGAACGTTACGGGGGCATCCAATTTAGATGAGTTAAGGGAAAGAACTCAATCACATATCTTACGAAGATTAAAAGAAGAAGTATTAGATTTACCTGAAAAAATTATAACACCTGTGTTTTTAAGATTAAAATCAAAAGAATATGAAGATCTTATGGGTGAATATTATGATTGGTATGAAAAAAATCCTGACGAATCATCATCACTTACTATTCAGTTTGGTAAACTAATGAAAGTAAGAAAAGTAATTGCACAAGAAAAAGTAAAAAATTCAATAGAGTTAGCTGAAAATATTATAGAACAAGGAAAAAAAGTTATAATTTTTACAAACTTTACTGACACATTAATGGAGTTTGTTAATCATTTTGGAAAATCTGCGGTTTATTTGGATGGGTCTTGTTCAAAACCAAAAAGACAAAAGGCTGTTGACGACTTTCAAGAAAATGAAAAAATAAAAGTTTTTGTTGGTAACTTAAAAGCCGCAGGTGTCGGAATAACTTTGACTTCTGCTGAAGCTGTTATTATGAATGACCTTTCATTTGTTCCTGCAGAACACGCACAAGCAGAAGATAGATCACATAGAATCGGTCAAAAAAACTCAACGTCAGTTTATTACCCACTTTTTGAAAACACAATCGAAGGTGCTATTTATGACATTCTAACAAGGAAAAAGATAATAATTTCAAAAGTTATGGGTGATGATATTATGGATGACGCATCTACTATCGAAGAAATGTTAAAAATGATTTCTGATGGTAGATGATATTTATAAATTATGGAAGTAAAAATTAATTACCATAAAGAAGCAACAAAAGAAGAAAAAAACTTAATAGATAAATTCATTTCTTTTCTAAAAAGAAAATTACCATTAAAAGATGATGTGTTAATTGATTTTTTAGAAAAAAGATCCCCTCATATGACTACGGGACAAAGAACCCCAAACCATTTAAGAATTTTAGTAAAAGGTCGTTTAACAAGAGATGTTCTTAGAACTTTAGCTCACGAATGGGATCACGAATACCAAAGATCGATTTTAAAAAGAAGGGAAGGTAAAGATGCTGGCGGTAAAAATGAAAATGAATCAAATGCTAAAGCCGGTGAATTAATGAAAAATTTTGAGTCGAATCATAAAGAATCACTTAAAACAATTTACAAACCATACCATGAAAAAATAGAATCATTAGAAAGTAAATTAAATGAAACGTCGTATTCTAATAAATTAATTATTTCTGAAATTAAAAAAATAAGTATCGATAAATTACCCTATGGTTATGACGATTTAGAAAGTTTTATTGATTCTGAAACAATGAAGACCCACTACACAAAACATTATAAAGGGTATGTTGAAAAATTAAATGTAGAATTAGAAAAAATTAAAGGTAAGGATTTAGACTTAGAAGAAATAATTAAAAAAATATCAAAATTTAATACAAAAGTAAAAAATAATGGAGGTGGAGCATTTAATCATTCATTATTTTGGAAAATGTTGTCCCCTAAAAAACAAACGTTAAAAGACCCATTATTGTTGAAAATAAATAAAAGTTTTGGTTCTTTAGATGAATTTAAAAAAGTTTTTGAAGAAGAAGCTAAAAACAGATTTGGATCAGGATGGGTATGGTTGGTTTTAACTAAAGGTAATGTTTTAAAAATAATGACGACAGGTAATCAAGAAAATCCATTAATGAATAGTGAAAAAAATGGGGGTTACCCATTGTTAGGATTGGATCTATGGGAACATGCTTATTATCTGAAATATAAAAACGAAAGGGATAAATATATTCATAATTTTTGGAAAGTTGTAAACTGGGAATTTGTGAACGATCAATATATTTCCCAAACAAACAAAAAACCAAACTAAAGTCTTTCAAAATAGAAGATATTTATATATAAAATATCTTATGGCAACAACCACTATAATTAACGAACCTGAAAGAGGTAGATTATACAAAAAAATATTTAATCTACTTGGGGCACCTTTAAGAAGTGTCGAATTAACTGAGGACATGATGGACTCTTATTTGGAACTATCCATAGAAGATTACGAACAACATGTGCAAGATTGGTTAATTGAATCCCAATGGACATCTATATACGGACTAAACTTAGACGAACAATCAGTTACAAGAGCACTTACAACAAGAAGTATGGATTGGGAAACCCAATTTACATACGCTTATTCTAAAATTGTTGGTTTAC